TTACTGTGAGTTTTTTTTGTTGCTTTGTCTATGAAACTTTGAAAAAGCTAGTGTCCTATCTATCGAAAGCTAGTGTCCTATCTCCTTAACTCTTTGGTTTTTTGCACTTTCTGATATCTTCTTCCATCATTAAATCCTTTAATTAACACCAGATTTAATTCTGGATAACAAAGATTCTGGCACATTCTTACCTTTTAAGGCATCAATAAAGCCATCATATGACCTAGGGTAGTGCCTCTTTTCAACGGTGTGATAAACAGATCCGTCCGCGTTTACAACAAAGCTAAGTGTGTTTGGCAGGTCTCCCGCGGTTATGTGTTTCAGATAATCGTTGATTATTTGTACCGTTTTAGCAACTCTCGGGTCCTTCTTTGCCTTTGACTTCACCTCCTTTGTCTTTTTTTCAATAACCATGTGATCTGCTATATTTTCATATTTTTTCCCCAAGGAGGCTGGCGATTCTACTTTGAAGGTGTTTGAAATGTCAGTTACAAAATCTATTAAGACTATAACAGCTTCCTTTGAAAGCTTTTTGATTCTCATTAGAGATTCAAAGTCCTTGTTCCATTGCTTAAGGTTTGGAATTGCCCTGTCTGGTCTAAGCTCCTTTAATTTTTCTAAAAGATACATAGATAGAAAAGGAGCATCGGAAGGTGCGACCTTCTTATTAATTGGTTCTTCTTCTAATGGTTCTTCTTCTTGGGTGTTCACAAAGCCGAGGTCGGCTTTCTCAGCACCTACCCCCTCGGCTTTCTCAGCACCTATTAAAAATTCTTTTAATTTAGCCTCTCTTTCTTCTTTTTTTGCTGCGAAGTATTGGAAGTTCCTTGGCCACCAGTCTATAATTTGAACGAGAGTAGTTTGAAATGAATTGTCTTTGTTTTTTCTAACAGTCATTCGAATGAGATTCTTTTCTACCAATATCTTTTTTACTCTTTTTACTTTATCGATTGACATACATGTTTTTCTTGCTAGGTATTTATTGGAAGCTATGCACCTCCCCCCGTCCCCGGTTATTCTTTTGATATGTGAATACAAGGAATACTCGAAAGGGTCTAACTCCATGTCTAATATTATGTTTGGGGTTTCGGTTCTATATTTATGAAGACTGCTTAAATCTTCTATTTGAAAACTTTCTTGAGATTTTTCTTGATTTAATTCGGATTGATTATTATAATCATTTTCCATAAACACTTCTCCTTTGGTTGTGTGTTTTATAAACACCTCCTATTTTGGTTGTGTGTTTTATAAACGCCCCTACTATGTTGGTTGGTTTCCATAAACACCTCCTACTATGTATGTTGGTTGTTTTATAAACATTCCTTTGGTTGGTTGTTTTATAAACATTCCTCTTTTGGTTGTTTATTACACCTTTAAATATTGATTTTAGAAACATTCTTCTAAGTTGTTTCATAAACATTCTTGTTTAATTGTGTGTTATTTTTTTGTACTCGCGTACAAGGTATTGTCTGAGAGGGTGGAGTGGTTCCTACCCTCTCTTTTTTTTTCGTAGCTTTCCACGTCTTAGAAATTTCCATTGAATTGCGAGCCTTTGCTTGCTTTTAAAACTTTCCTAAATATTAGTATATTCTTTTCTTTAGTCTCTTCGAGTTTTTTCGATGTATTCTAACGCAAGCTTTTCATTTAATAATATCTTTTTACCCAGTTTTCTAACGCAGGCTTGGCAAAAATCTTTGTTTGTATAAATTAGTTGGCGAATCGCGTTCAACGACATAAACTTATGTCTTTCAGTGAATTGCCTAAGCGTTAGGTATACCTGTTCTTGTCTTTCATTGTCTTGCATTGTAACTCCTTATATGTATTCTTTAATTTAATTTCTTTTTTTCTTGTCTTTATTATCTTAATTGTTGTACTATACGAAGTATAAGCAAAAAGCATGGAAATGTAAAGCTTAAAGAAGAAGATGAAAACCTTAAAAGGAGAAAATAAGATGAAAACAATAGAAAAATATATCAAAGAAACATATGACCACGACGAATTGGAAAATATCGTTAATAACGGTTGTGTTAGTGGTGCCGCTGGGTGTCATATCTATTATGTTGATACGGTGGCATTTTATCAAGAATTTGACAATCAAATTTGGGACATGGTTTATGACGCGTCCCAAGATCAAGGAATTAGTTCACTAGAATTTATAGCAAGTCTTAATGGCAATAAAGATGTTGGATGTATGGAACAATTAGAAAATCTTCTTTGCTGGTATGCTATAGAAGAAACAGCTTGTTCAATTTTAAACAACCAAACAAAAGGAGAATAAAGATGAAAATCTATGAAAATGAAAAAAATAAAGGGTGGCTCGCTCATACTTACGGGGCACTTAGAATTGAAGATATAAAGCAGATAATAATTAAGCCTAGTAGCATTGAGGACACCTTACACGTTAAGGCAATTATGAACGACAACGAAGAATATATTCTTCCGATTTTGCTTGGATTCGCAAGCACATATGAAGAATGCCAAAAATTAATAAAACAATTTTTAAATATAAAGGAATAAAGATGAAAGTAAATGATGAACAAAAAGAAGTGATAACAATAACAAAAGATCCGCTAATAGAGTTAGAAAACACGCAAAAAATGTGTGGGTTACTTATGAAAACCCCACATTATGCAAAAATGGGACAAGAGGGAATGTTTGCGATTATTCAAACAGCAAAATTCTTAAACGTCGATCCATTTCAAGCCCTTCAAGGTGGGTTGTATTTTGTTAACGGCAAAGTTGAAATGAGTTCTAGAATGATGGCTGCCCTTATCAGAGCAAAGAAACACTCTATTACAAGAGATTCTCGTAGCAATGATACCGCTTGCATCTTGCATGGAAAAAGAGCAGACACCGGCGATTGTTGGACGGAAAGCTTTTCAATGGAAGAAGCTAAGAAAGCAAATATATATAAAAATGCGTGGTTAACTTATCCTAGAGACATGCTTTATTCAAGGGCTTTATCTCGATTAGCTAGACAATTATTTCCGGACATCATCGGAAATTGCTATGTCGAAGGCGAAATAAGAGATGCTCCGAATGTTGTCGGAAATTCTGACAATCAAAGTGACGTTCCTAAAACAATTGATCTAAGAACGGAAGAAGAAATCGATGAATTAATGATTTTACTTACCGAGGTTCCGGACTATAAAAAAGATGTTGAAGCTTTCTTGGCTAAGAAAGATATTGACGATTTTAAACATATGCCAAAAGAGATGTACAAAAAGGTTTTGGAAAACGCCAAGAAAAAAGCCGTTGAAAAAATCGAAGTTGTTGAAATCGTAGACGAAGTAGAGGAGTATATTGATGAAGAAGATTAAATTAGGTGAAAAAACATGGAAGCTAATTTTTGAGAACGACCAAGAGTGGTTAGATTTTCGAAAAACTAAAATTGGGGCAAGTGACGCTTCAATAATTATGGGAACATCAAAATGGAAAACTACCGACGGCAGAATTAAAACGCCATATCTTTTGTGGCAAGAAAAACTTGGCTTAGGTGAAATGAGCAGCGACAACGCAGCTACCCGCTACGGTAAAGCCATGGAAGAGCCGGCAAGGCAAGCCTATCAAGAAATGGTCGGGGATCTTTTTGAGGCTACATGTGTAATACATGACGACTACCCCTATGCAATGGTGTCATTAGACGGGCTTAATATTACCAATGATAAAATGGTAGAGATCAAAAATTGCTGTAAAGAAGATTATGAAACCGCCATGAATGGAAAGGTACCTGAAAAGTACATTCCACAAGTACAAATGCAAATTATGGTAACTGAGTTACCGGAAAACGATTATTTTTCTTTCAATAATGGAGAGGGAGTTATTGTTGTCGTAAAAAGAGATGAAGAGTATATTAAAATTTTGGATAAAAAGCTAAGAGAGTTCCAACGTTGTGTTGACAACTTAATTGAGCCGGCACTTACCGAAGACGATTATATAGAGCAGGGTAGCGAATGGCTTGAGGTGGCTAAAGAACTTCATGAGGTTCAACAGCGTAAAAAAGCGGTAACCGAAGAAGAGACCGCTCTTAAGGATAGTTTAAAATCGCTCTCAAACGACAGAAACGCCCGTTCTGAGGACTATCGGTACACAAGGAGTGTCGGTAGTGGTCGAGTAGACTACAAAGCCATTCCTGAGCTTAAAAACATGGATTTGAGCGAATTCACCGGAAAGCCTGTAATAAGCTGGCGTTTAAGGAAACTAAAATCATAAAAAAAGGATTAATTATGATTAAGTTATTAATAATTTTAATGTCTCTGTCAAGTATGGCTTTTAGCGGGGAGTCGTTAAATATAAAAAAATCTCATCCTTATATGACATTTGGTGTATATGCCCCCGTTCCGGTTCCGATGGTGGGGATTGGATATAGAGACCTGCAAAATAATCGAGGTACAGATTTTTCTATAGACCTAGGTTCGGTTGTGGTGGGGACGTTTGTTAATGCCCATGTTAAATATATTACATATTTTAGCAATAATTATATTGCCATTGGAGCTAAGGGATCGTTTGTAATCGCTGTTTACAATGGAAGGTCTGCTTCTGCAATAAACTTTGCACCGGAGATTACCTTTGGAAAAGATCGTAAGACAACCTTTAACCAGATAAATTTGAATTTTCCGCATGTTATGCTGAGAGATGGGATTAGTTATATCCCTGTCATCTCATATCAGTATGGAGTTAAATTCTAGGATTAACCAAGATGGGCGGTTGTAATGACCGCCTATGTGCTTATTTCTGCTTCTGCTTCCGCTTCTCTAGCTGCTCGGTCTTTATAGTCCGGTCTTGATTTAACCAGAGCCACAAAAGCTTCTTTGGACTTTGGGATAGCCTCGACATCGGGATCGTTACGTAGTTTTTCGAGCCATTCTTTTTCAAAACGCTCGTAGCACCTTTCGACTTTATGCTTAAGCACCCATTCTAAGCGACGCTTCATATCTTGGTCAAATATGTCAGCCGGGATGTCGTTTTTAATGACATCTTTTTCCCATTCTGCTAGTTCAAATATTTGTTCTTCATTAACTTTAATTTTCATAAAATCCTATATTTGTTCTTCATTAACTTTAATTTTCATAAAATCCTAACATTCTAATTGTCCGCTAAACCATGTTAATAACACTGTTACATCACCTCGAACGTCTA